TCACTAATCATTATATTCAGATATATCTATGCTTATACCATAATCATCTGTTGATTTAATATATTCAATTGGTATAGACAATTCACTATTAGATGTTGGAGAACCATTAGCCAATAATCCAGGGGTTATTGTAATAGTAGAATCTATAGCAGTATTTACTATTACATTAGTAACATCAGCCCGTCTTAATGACGTAGATGAAATTATAGTATTAGTAGAATTAAAGTTGCCTGATACATTACCAACTTGAATATATGATTCAGTAGAATATTCAACTACACCTTTACCAGTTATACGTTTACCATTTGTTTGATAAATTAAATCGCCTTGAAGGAATGCAGGATTATTATTTGATGTAACATATAAATCTACAAATGTTCCGCCCATTTTAGAAAGATTAATAGTTGTTCTTTTAATCATTCCAACATTACGAATTGGTCCACATAACCATGCCTTCATGACAAATTGTATAGTATTAACAATATATCTTGGAGTTTCCATTGATCCTTCATAACGATCGCCCATAACAACATTTTGTAATACTACTGGAATATCCATAGCTAAATCTAAATCAGGTATTAATATAATAGATGATGTCCATTCTGGGGCAAAATAAGGTAATATTTGTTCTACTACCTGTAAATTATCTTCTACATTTTTAGAATACACACTTAATGAAAATGTAATGTTATATGGTATCAACGTATGAACATAATTATATTCATTACTATTAATTGGATTCTGTATAGCTATTTTTTGTTGGTTATTTAATTTTCTAGATGCATCATATGACGTTGCAGTTATTTCAAATGAAATTCTGGGAAGTGTTATAGCTATAGAACGTTCAGCTTTTAAATCTTCCTCCATTCTAGCAATAAATTTTTGCTTTGGTCCATATGCTATAGGAACAGTTATTGATTGTATTAAAGACCCATCATTATCCCTACGTTCAATGACAATATCATTAAATAATGATCCAAAATATATTACATATTTTTTCAATAGAGTATGATAATAATAATTATTTGTTAACATTATACGTTTCCAAATGGGTTAGTGACTGAGAAATCAGTAATTAGATCAGATTCAGTCTGAATAATAATATTCTGAAAATTACGTTCTTGTCTATATTCTGTATTATATTCCATTTCAATAACTTTATCATCCTCTGTTTCCAATTCTATTCCTAATTCTGTGAGAATAGAAGTTGGGCCAGTATTAGCCAATGAGAATTTATTAATCGTATTATCAATTTCTGGAATACCAGTATCAATTCTCTCTGATGAGAATTCAAACAATTCACATTTAAGTAGAAATACATAATTCTTACCTAATGTAAAAAATGGTGTTGTAGTGTTAACATATTTGATTTCAAAATAACTGCCAGTAGTGGGGAAATAAATAATATCCCCTTCCATTGGTCTTACATTATTTTCATGATTTCCAATTTCTTCCATATATCTTCTTTTTGATATATTAAATGACATACTATCTCTTATTTCAAATCCAAATTTAGTAATCATATCTCCCTGACCACCAAATCCTGTTGTTTCCACAACGTAACCTTCTAGAGTATATGCTCTATCAAATAATGAAATTAAATCTTCCTTGAAGATATCATCTAGTTTTACTAATGTTCTTGGTAAATATTTTAATTCTAAACCATGTATTTGAATAGACTCTACTACTAAGTCCTCAACTAAATCTTGTTCTTGTTTATATGATTTATCAAAATAAAAATTTACCGCCATTCATATTATCCTAATAGATACGCAGTAGGTAATGAATATGAATTAATCATTTCTGACTCTAATTCGGAAATTTCGCCTTTAGCTTCAGATAAAATTCTTTGCCCATCAAAAGTAATTCCACCCATTAACTGAATACCAGTATATTTAGTTAGATTGATACCCCATTGTTCCTTTATCAATGCCGTGGCATAATGAGATAACCACCTATCTCCCCAGGCATCAGTATAAACATCTGGGTCTACTATCTGATAGGCTTCTACGACGATGTAATCACCAGTATTTAGTTTTTCCCAATTCATATCAATATACAATTTATTAATATGACGATTATATCTAATAGGTTGTTTACCTATGATTATTTCTTCAAATAGTCTAACCTTACTCATCATCGTATAATAAGGAACTAGGGATTCATTAGTATAATGATACATGTCATTAAGGGCCATCTGATATCTAACATCAAACATATTGACACTACTAATAGCACTACCAATATCAAAAATATTAATAACACCCATTATATTTTCAGGGATAGTTAAATATTTATTATCTTTATCAGTCTGAGTTACAATATATTTGAGGAACATTTTTTCAGTTCCATCAAAATGATAATCATAATAATATTTTAATGATTCATCAATTCTATCTTCTATTTGTTCATCGGCAACATTTATTTTAGTTACAGGCGATCCTAATTTTCTAAGGCAATATTCTTTAAATTGTTCTCTTGTAGTAGGAATTGCCATATTAATCTTGCTCCGGTTTTAGATATATTACATATTCTTTTCTATCTTGTAACTTAACAAGAATTTCTATATCCTTTATATATACGTTATATTCTTTTTTAGATTCTAATCTAACTAACGGCATTAATACGATACTTGTGGATTAATAGTAATGAATCCTTCTACTGCTCTAGATACAACATTTGATGAGGATGTCAATTTGAAATCATAAACATATTTGTCTTTATATGACATATTATTAGTTTGAAGAGACGTTAATGTTCCTCGCATAATACCATTTGAAAAAGTATTAACTTGAAATGATACTGCGGTATTAGCAGAAATAAATTTTCTAGCTTTACCTACCCCAGTATATGTGCTAAGATTAATAGTATTATTAGCAGAATCTTTAATGAGAAAATCTACTTCAAAAGTTGCGCCTTGATCAACTATTAAATTTACTGAATCTGCCATAGAAATTCTCCTAGTTATTCATCATCGTTATCCAATTTACCCCATCTGACTGAAGCATTGAAAATTTTCCTGATGAATTAGTAAGAATTGAATTTGCGCCAGTATTAGAACCAATAGGTTTTATATTAGTTGATGTGCTATTAATTGACATTGCGGCCAATGTCTTCACGTAAAGAATTCTACCCGGATATGTAGCAGCAGCAGGCATGACAACATTACAATTCGCAGCAGTATTGAATACAATGCTTGAATCTGCATCAAGAACGGTATATGCTGCGGCGGTGACTATGATTGGAGGGCTTAATGCAATAGGACCATTAACACCTAATTTAGTATTAGATGAAACACTTCCCAGGGACACGTTTCCTGTTGGGCTGATATTTAATCCTACAAGTCCTAATCCATTAGAAAGGACTACATATCCGCTTGCACTCCCTCCAATTGGATTACCAGTTCCGCTATATCCACCTAGAATTACGTTGTTATTTCCAGTTATCGTTAAACCAGATAGATATCCAATAGCAACATTGTTTGACCCACTAGCACTAGCGAGTAATGCTTGATATCCTAGTGCAATATTTCTTGCACCAGTAGTATTATTAGCTAATGCCTGAGTTCCTAATGCAATATTATCGTAGCCAATAGTATTATTTACTAATGATTGATATCCTAATGCTATATTTCTATTGCCAGTCGTATTATAATATAATGTTGCATGTCCAATACCAATATTATCAAATCCCGACGTATTATTAGCTAATGTATAATATCCCATTGCAATATTTCTTACACCAGTAGTATTATTTAATAATGATTGATATCCTACTGCTATATTATCATCCCCAGTCATATTATTTAATAATGCCCGATTTCCTAGTGCAATATTTCTTGCACCAGTAGTATTATTAGCTAATGCAGTATATCCTAATGCAATATTATCAGTGCCAGTAGTATTATTAGCTAATGCCTGATTTCCTAATGCAATATTATCATTGCCAGTCGTATTATTTAATAATGATTGATATCCTAATGCAATATTTCTTACACCAATAGTATTATTAGCTAATGCCTGCTGTCCTAATGCAATATTTCTAACACCAATAGTATTATTAGCTAATGATTGTTGCCCCAGTGCAATATTCTCGTAGCCAGTAGTATTATTTAATAATGCCTGATTTCCTAATGCAATATTATCGTAGCCAATAGTATTATTTAATAATGATTGAACCCCTAATGCAATATTTCTTATACCAGTAGTATTATTAGCTAATGATTGATATCCTATTGCAATATTATGAATACCAGTAGTATTATTTAATAATGATTGATATCCTAGTGCAATATTTCTAACACCAGTAGAATTATTTAATAATGCATGCTGTCCTAGTGCAATATTATCGTTGCCAATAGTATTATTTAATAATGATTGATATCCTAGTGCAATATTTCTAATACCAGTAGTATTATTTGCTAATGATTGATATCCTAGTGCA